ATGGAACAGACCAGCAAAGAGCAAGGTGAGCGACTCCAAGAGTTGCTAGAGAACAGAGACTTTGAGACTCTAGGCAGATGGGTTTGGAATCACACAGTAGAAGTTATGGAAAGCTATGCTAATGACAGAGCTAACTATGAGATTGACAATCGCTCTAAATGGGATGAAAGATGATAACCAAATACCGCAGACTAAGAATGTCAGGATTGTGTAAGTCCACAGCGTTATATTTTTGTTGGCGCAGTTTTTTAAATAAGTTTTTTAGGAGAAATAAATGAATGTTTATCAGAAATTAAATAAGGCTCGTCTTGAGCTACAAGGAACAGAGCTTACAAAGTCTGGTCACAATAAATTTGCTGGATACAAGTATTTTGAGCTTGGTGACTTTTTGCCTAGCATCAACAATATATTTGATAAAGTAGGTCTTTGTGGTGTTATTAGCTTTGGGTCTGAATTAGCAACACTAACAATTGTATCTGTTGATGATGGGTCTAAGATTGAGATTACTAGCCCAATGGCTGATGCCCAATTAAAGGGCTGCCACCCAATTCAAAACCTTGGTGCTGTAGAGACATATACTCGCAGATACTTATGGGTTACAGCAATGGAGATTGTTGAGCATGATGCCTTGGATTCTAGCCAGCCAGTAGTTGATATTGTTGAGCTAGAAGAAATGATTGTCTTGTCAAAAGACATGGATGAGTTAAAGAAGAACTTTGCTCATGGCTACAAGGTAGCAAGTAAAGACAAAACAGCTCTACTCAGAATCAACAAAGCAAAAGAAGATAGAAAGGCACAATTAGCATGAGCCACTTAGACAATCTTGATAAAGAATATATCCCAGCAGCCAAGACCAATGTTGTTGATACTTTGAAAAAACTAGGATGGATACCACCTAGCGAGGACAAGAGATTTCAAGAAAAATGGCAACTTTTTAAACACTTAGCATATAGGAATGAAACAAGATGAAGATGGATGACCAAAAAGACTACTCAGATATTTGGATTAACCTGATGGCAGAAGTAAAGGTATTGCACCACTACTGTCTAGCTGGTGACTGGTCTAGTGCTATCAAGGCATCTAAGAACTGTAGCAAGTATGCAGACGATTTATCACTTGTTCTCAAAGAGATGAGTGAAGTAAAATGATTACTATAATTCTTGTCCTTTTATTAGGTTTTTTGGCTGGGTTAGCTCTTGTAGGAGTAATCCTTTGGTTAGGGGGTAAATGATGGAACAAAAAAGTGAAGAATGGTTCGCAGCCAGATTAGGCAAAGTAACTGCTAGTAAGGTATCTGCTGTCTTGGCTAAGAAAGATAGTGCCGCTAGAGCAGACTACTTGACAGACCTAGTTCTGGAAAGACTCACCAATAAGCAGCAAGAGTTCTACCAGAATGATGCTATGCAATGGGGAACAGATACAGAGCCTCAAGCAAGAATGGCTTATGAAGCATTTAAAGGTGTGTTAGTGGATGAAATGGGCTTTGTTGACCATCATAGTATTCAATACTTTGGTTGCAGTCCTGATGGGCTTGTAGAAAAAGATGGGCTTGTAGAGATTAAATGCCCTAATTCAAAGACTCATCTTTCTACACTCTTAAACGGAAAAATTCCGACTAAGTATATTCCACAGGTACAAACTCAGATGGCTGTGATGAACCGCCAATGGTGTGACTTTGTATCTTTTGACCCAAGGCTTCCAGAAGATTTGCAGTTGTTTATTGTCCAAGTTAATCGAGATGATGAATATATTGCAAAGCTCGAAGAAGAAGTAGTAGCATTTTTAGATGAAGTAAATGAAACAGTAACTAAATTGAAAGATATTAGTGTAAAATGACGAAAAGCCCAGAGAGCTACGAACTCTTTAGGCTTCTCTAACCACCACAATTATCGGAGAATTGCATGGCTGTCCAAGACTTTACACTATCTAAAGAATACCTACAATCTTTGTTTGATTACAGAGATGGTGAACTTTACTGGAAAAAAAGAAATCAAAGAAAAGCTGGTTGCATTAATGGTGAAAACTACAAACATATTGTAATTAATGGCAAGCTATATAAAGCTCATAGGTTAATTTTTATGTTGCATCATGGATATATGCCAGAGTTCATAGACCATATAGATAACGATAGATTAAACAACAGAATAGAAAATTTAAGACCAGCGACAAAGCAAGAAAACTGTTGGAACAGAGTAATAAATAAAAACAACAAGTCTGGTATTAAAGGTGTTTCTTGGTGCAAATTGACTAAGAAATGGAGAGTTCAAGGTAGGTTAGATAACAAGGTGGTTCACCTAGGAGTCTATTCAACATTGGAAGAAGCAGCAAAAGTAATAGCAAATTTTAGGTTTATCAATCATGGCAATTTTGCCAAGTATTAAGGAGAAGTAAATGGGTGTCAAAAAGCAACTCAAAGCTAAATCAGGAACTTACACAAACAAGCAGGGTGAAGAAAAAACTCGCTATGTCAATGTAGGTGTTTTATTGGAAACTCAAAAAGGTGAAATGCTAAAGATTGAATCTTTGCCTGTGCCTTTTGATGGTTGGATTTACTTTGCCGACCTAGAGAAGCGAGAAGTAGGACAAAATCCTACAACAGCACCAGTAGAACAAGACATTCCCTTCTAACTAAAATGGGTGAAAGCATTAGTTAGTAGCCCAGTTTTGAAAGGTTTATATGAGCCAGAGAGAAATGAAACAAAAGCGAATCCAGTATTTATTACTCAGGATGCAAAAAGAACCAATGAATATTCACCAGATGGCTGATGCAGTCAATCTGAGCCAAAAGACATTCTCTAAGTATTTGACAGAAATGCGCTTCAAGAAACTAGTATATATAACTCATTACAACAGAAGTGCAACAGGTGCATATACTGTTTTCTACCAAACTGGTAACTTGCCTGATGCAGAAAAGCCATTGCCATTTAGTCAGGAAGAATACAACAGAAGGTATAAAGAAAAGATGAACCCACAGTCAATTAGAAAGCCAGCCAAATTTATTGCTAGACCAGACTATGCTGCTCATTGGTTATTCAATCCGATAGCCGAGGTATAAATGCCCTGCAATCAAAACTGTAATCAAGGAAGAAATTGCTCATGCTCAATCAATTGCTCGAAAAAATCAAAAGAAGTCTCTTGGGTTTATTTATTATTTTTGTCATTGGGAATAGTGTTGGTGGGCTTGGTGCTTACTACACTATTGCTCAAGATTGTTCAGTTATGGGAGTGTTTCGCATAGGAATTACCGCATATAGTTGCCAAAGGCTTAGACCATGATTATTGACCCAATAGATTTGGCAGATAGACTATATGAACTTTTGCAAGCAAAGAATACTAATGGTGGATATGTTGTAAAAAAACAACACAGAGAAACAGTAATTATGGCAGAGCACTTACTAAGGGAGTTATTTAGAAAATGAATGAAGAACTAATGAAAGATTTTTGGACTCAGGTCAATGAGATTGAGCAGTTAAGCTGCAAAATAAATAGCTGTCAGTCTATAATCACCATCTGCGCTGAAAGAGCTTTAGGTGATGACTCTGGCGCATTGTGGGCAGCAGCAGATATTCTTAGTGATATAGAATCTAAGATGGATGACAGAGTTCACAAGCTATGCGCAATCTATAGACAACTTAAAGAACCAGTTAAAAAGGCTAAAAAGAAATGAACTTAGAAAAAGACTTTACCCTATCAGAAGATGAACTAGAAGTAATCAGAGCAGCAATTAGAAAGACAATGGAGCAATACTTAGCGAGCTTAAAATGATTACAAAAGAAAGATTGTTGGAAGTCCTTGATTACAAAGATGGTGCTTTGTATTGGAAAGTAACTAAGTCAAATAATACTAAAGTTGGTAATTTAGCTGGTTTTGTAAATAAACTGGGCTATTCAAAGACATCTATAGATAAAAAACAATACTTTACTCATAGGTTGATATTTTTAATGCACTATGGTTTTTTACCAAAAATAGTAGACCACAAAGATAAAAATCCATTAAATAACAAAATTGAAAATCTCAGGGCTGCTGATAGGTTTGAAAATTGTCAAAATGCAAAAACACCGATTACAAACAAATCAGGAATAAAAGGTGTTAATTGGCACAAAAAACTACAAAAATGGAATGTGCAACTAAATGTAAATGGCAAAAAAAAGAACTTTGGCTACTACAACGATATTGATTATGCAAAGTTTATAGTGGAATCAATGCGATACAAATATCATAGAGATTTTGCGAGTCACGCATGATTAGATGGTCAGGAACTATACTGTGTTTAATAGGTATAGCCCTGACTAGTCTCAATATATACCCTTTAAACCTCTTATTTGGGCTTGTAGGCAGTTTTCTGTGGACAGTCCAAGGCTACCTATACAGGGACAATGCTTTGCTCTTGGTGGAGCTTGTAGCAGTTCTTATTTATTTGGCTGGGATAGTTAGCATATTTGTATATTAACTAAAGTTTCATGCACTTTTGTATCATAAATGTTACATAAAGCACTTAATGTATAGAATAAGAAACATTATTCCCTATCGGTAAATTTTGTAGAGAATATTAAACAAAATGGCTGATTATTCCCTATCGGGAAATTTGTAAAGTTTAAACAGTCCAGATTTTGCCTCGGAAAGTAACTTCACCTTTATCTTCATTCCAGACTTGTATTAACTCCGGTGGTAGCAGCTTGCCATCCACAAAAGTCAATACTGCAAATCCGCTTCTCCAATCTTTAG